TCGCTGCAAATATTCCAGACTTTACAGACGAAGAAATTATGGTTGCTGATGTGGTATTAACAACTTCTACTTTTGTAGCGGTAAACGATCCATTAAATGATCCCGTATTAATTTGTACAGAAGAAGATACCAATCCAGATGGTTTATTGGTAATCTCTGTCCAATCCGTTACTCCAGCATCTCCTTCAACATAACTTGCCGTTAAAGCAAACGTAGAAAATGAAGAGGATGCTATTAACGTGGGTGTATTTTGAATTTGGTTATAATTTACCTGCGTGGAACTAGATATAACCCCGATTGGTGTATTTTGAATTTGGTTATAATTTACCTGTGTAGAACTGGATACCAATCCACTTGGCTTGTTGGTAACTTCCGTCCAATCGGTTATGCCACCCGCAACATAGCTTGCTGTTAATACAAAACTTGCGCTAAGTGCGGTTGAGGCAAAATCGGCAACTCTATAATACGAATCTGTTTCATTTACTACAACCGTTGTTGGTAAATCTATATTAACAACGAATGTGTCACCCGACTTTATGGAAACTCCATATTGATCGGGTGGTTGCAAACTTAAGGTATATTCATCTCCTTTATCAACAACAACGAGAATGTCACTCGTGTCCAGTGGATTACTCATGCATTATCTCGTGACCGCAGGGCGAACAACTAAACTACCTTCCAGTATTCTACGTGTTACGGGAACAACAGAACCACTCGTAATATACACATCATACACATAACTACGTTGAGTTAATTGTAAGGTATCCGTTGGAGTTAATTCTACGAAAAGACTTCCTGACGAATATGGTAGATTTTTTGTAAATGTAAACGTTGCAGCAATTTCATCGGTGGTATAGTTTTCACGAACTTGTCCGAGAAACTCATAATGTGTTATATCTACTGGTGTATTATTTTGATTTTGGTTTTTTAATTGTACGTTTATTTTAAACGTTTCCCCTTGACCAATTTCAAATTTTGTAAGTTCTGCCATAGTAATCTCATAGATAAAATATCCTTCTATAAATATCAAATAGATGGGGTATTGTGATGATTTTATTACTTGTTATAATAACAAAACTCCCCCGAAACCCGAGGGAGTTTTATTATTACTATAATCGAATTGATTAGTAATTGAGTACGCAGTAATCGGGCTGAATCGTTAATGTGAACGTCATCACTTCATCCGTTCCCCAATCCAATTCACCGAAATTAACTTCTGTGATTTGTGCACCCTTGATAATCCATTCTTCAACCTTATCGCCCACCGGTCCAAGAATATTGAGTGTCAAATCTTTCTTATAGAATTCAAGATAACCATCACGACCGGTTACTGATTCGTGGTGAAGGCGAACCCATTCCATTACTGCTTGTGCGCCAGATGGAACGATTGGATCATAAAGTTCCAATTGCATGTTTCCCCACTTACTCTTACCCTTGACATAACGTTGTACGTTGATGTGGTCAAGAGCTTTTGCTTCTTGTTGTAATGTTGGACGAGCAATTTTCTTAACAACATATGACGGCACTCCATCCATGTAAAGGATGAAGCGATTTTTCATTTTTGGTTCAAATGCTGTGAAGAATAGCTCTTGTTCTTGCACTAAGTTTGCCATGTATAATCTCCGAAAGGATATCTAACTATAAATATATAATAGTTTGAAATTGTGGAGGGAGTTTTTAGGCTCCCTCCACTTTTTCAGTTTACGCCGTTGGGAACGCTGCGCCTGTTGGAAGAACGTTGAAATCCAAGATAATGAATTCGGCAGTTCTTGTTGGTTGGAGATAGAGTTGTCCATAAAGGATGTTTCTATCAATCAAGTCAGGCGTATTGTTTGTTTCATCCATGATGACACGGAATGCATACAAGCCACTACGTTCTTGTACACTTGCCAAATATGGATTGACAATATTGAGGAACCGATTACGAGTGGATTCCACATTTTGTTCGAAAACAAGGTAGCGGGACACACTTGCAATGTATTTCTTCACAGCAATTAACAAACGACGGACGTTTACACGGTCAAGAGCCGATGCTCTACGTTGTAAGGTCTTCTGACCCCATACGCAGATGCCTTGTCCTGGGAACTGTGCAATTGGATTGACCTTTCCTTCATACAAGGTATCACGGCTTGGTTGTGAAAGTCTTGCACGAACGCCGACCGCACTTGCAATACCACCACGGTTCAAACCGGCTGGTGCGAACCATTCTGCGGCAACGTTATCGTTGTATGCATAGATTTCTGGGAGGATTACTGATGGTGGAACCCAGAGCAACTTATTCGTGTTGGTGTCGATGACACGGAGCCACGGATAGTACGTTGCGGCATAATTACTATCAATTTCCGCTGCCTTGCCAGTTGCGTTGGCAATGGTGGAATTTAATCCAACCGTATCCATGAGATAGAACGCATCACCTCTTTCTTCACATAAGTTCAATGCTTCAGTTGAAATATATGAATGGTATTCATAAATCACACCTGGGAGTACCAAGAGGTTGAAATCCCATTGATCTTGATTACTGATTGCTTGCAATGCTCTCTTGTAAGCTTTTGAACCATCTGTTGTTGAATTTGAAAGATTGAATCCTTGTGAGTTGGTTGCAACGATGTCGCCACCCAACTTGATATCACGTGCTGGATTCAAACCATCAAATCCTCCTTGGAATGGAACTGTGAACTTACGATATGGGAGACTGTCAGCATCTTCCAAATCAATTGAGGCAGAGAATGGTGCAGCGGTTTTTGGAACTTCCGCACCAACATCATTTAAGTTAAAGGCAGATCCAACTTCAGTCGGACTTTCTGGATCAGAAATTGGACCAAGGTATGATGGATTTGTTCCTTCGTTATCAGCAAAATCCCATCCATAGTATAATTTCTTATCAATAGAAGCCGTGGTGTATGCAGCAAGCGTTCCATTGAGAGACCAACGATTTGTTACATACAGAGGATCGACTAAATCCGATGCAGTTGCTTTTACTGTTGAGTTAATAGGCGCAAATCCGAATGGAAGTGCGGATGCCGGAATAACGGTGTCAGTCATTTGAACGTAGATATACGCCGAACGATTTGGGAAATCGCCTTGATAGTAACGTTCATCGGTGTTTGGATCGTCAAACGGAGCACTGTTACCAATTACTCGTGCAATATATTGCGGACTATCTGGATCCAATGAGAGATTGTCATATTGTTCCAACACTTCCGGACGATTATCTACGTCATTATAACGACGAACCAACATGGAGAATGTTCCCCACGGTGTAACCGCAGGATCATCTGATGGCTTAATGTTCAAGAATGATACTTTGATTTCTTTATTTGCACTGTTACCATCACCGATAGTCCAAAGCTGGAACAAATCAACTGGTTGTCCAGCGATTGGCTGTGATTGAATCATCGGAGTAACTGCATTTGAGAAACCAACACCGGTGAAATTCAATGCCGTATTGGAAGTTGATGCAGTTACAAACAACTGCGAACGTCTGTATGCTGTTGTAAGTGGGTATGATGTTACTTCGGTTAATGTTCCAAATGTTGTTGTATCCAATACAATCTTCAAATTCGCACCAACAATCGAACTAGATTCTGGAAGTAGTGATGATGAGAAATTTGCACCAGAGCCACTTACGGTTATTGCAGTTAAATTTGCGGAAGTATCAAATCCAGCCAATGAAGCCGTAGGAATAAGATATGCCGTTCTTGATGGGGCTTGACTTTGTGAAGCAACTGTAAATCCTGCTTGTGCTCTAGTAGTATTGGATGCATCTAATACTTCTGTCACTGCTTCTGGGAAAATTGCATACGTATACGCACCCTGAGTGATTGCCGGTGAATATCCCAAATAGTCACCAACGTATGCTAATGAATCTTCATCGGCACTAAGACCAGTAACACCGGCTATATCTCCAGTGCCCTGTACCACTACGTCTAAACTGAAACTATCTGGTGTTCCAGATGCCGTTACACTGGTAATAGTATTACCAACACTAGTTGGGTGTAACACTGCTAATATTTTTCTATTATTAGTTCCTGAACCAGAAACCCAGATAAGTCCAGGTACTGTGGTATCCTTATCATAGCCTTCCGTTCCTAATACGCGAACAATGGTTGCCACGCCAGCTTCACGTAAGTAATTCTTGGCTGTTAATCCCATATAGTGATTTGCATCGGCTTCACCAAATTGGGTAACATATTCCTGCTGACTTCTTACAATTGTTGGGATAAACGCTGGACCTTTTGGCGTTGGTCCGATAAATGCTCCCCCGATTTCACTGATACCTTGAGTTAAGAAACTCAAGTCTCTTTCGCGAGTGAAGACGCCAGGAGAGACAATTCTTTCATTAGCCATACGAATCCTCCAAATGGGTTATATTATTCTACTATTTCGCCGGTCTCAAAGTTAATATTTCCGGTTCCATATCGTTGTTGTAACTGCTCAAATAAAACCCTTTCTTGTTCTTGAAATTCTTTGAACCGCACACGTTGTTTGGTAATATCATCATCAATTGCATTTAATTGATTTTCTGCCATATAGCGTGAAAGTTGTAACTCCCCAGTGGTCGTGACAATATCAACCAAAGTTTCCCGCAACGTTTTTATTTGCTGCAAGTCTTCGTCCGTAACCGTTTTCATATCAATTCCTCATATTAAGAAATAACCATACATATCATAAATATATGATTTTATTTCCAAACCTTTATTATTAAGGAGAATTCGTAATAATTTCCGAATCGAACACCACTTTTTTTGGAGAATATTCCAATTTAGTTGTAAACTGACGATTGCCGTTTCTGTCCAATGCACTCTGTGGAAGAATATACGCTTTAATATCAATAGTAAATTTAGTACGAACCATTCTGGATTCTTTTACTGGTAGATCGGTGTCATGTTCAAACTGACCAATTTTTGCTTTAAATTTATAATTATTAGTTTCACCCCAGTATTCATTGCTTTCAAACGATAAATTTTCTATCACTTTATTCATCTGTTCCATGAATTCTGTCCATATCAACCCTTCATATGAAATGTCATAATAATCAGGAATTATAACTCTATGATATTGTTCACTTGGAGTAATACGATTTAACGCGGTAAATTTATCGTAAATGTTTCGGGAGTTCCACCCAGTTTTAAATGTATAATTTTGGTATTTGTTTGTCGGATTATTAATACCATTTTCTTTCATGTTCGTGCGACGAATCATCATAATTGGCAATTGTATCATTCCATTTTTATCACGCAATGCTCCATCAATTTGTGCACTTTTCCATCGTTCCGGATTTCCGTAAATAATCGGAATTTGTATTTGTTTTCCATGTTGAAATACAACAGGTTTAATTTTTGTCTGTAAATATTTCAAAATTGCCGTATCAATAGTTTCTAGTCCTATAGAAACCAGTGTACTATTTCCTTCCGGTGTTTTTGTATCCAATGCTCTATTTTGATATTGCGGAACCTTTATAGTATTTTTATTAAAATTTGGAATGCTCATATATGAGTTTCCTCAATATTGAAAGTAGTTCTGCGACTCAAGTGAGCTTCGCAAATTACCGCCTGATTATATTCAGGTCGTGCCGCAATAAGTTGTGCTTCATTGACATTATTAATTGTATAGAAATTTTCATTATACTTAATAACATCTCCAACTTCTGGATAGACATTAACATCTTGTAATATTTTTCTGACAAATCTAAATTCTACGTCGGACTGAGTAATATCATAACCAAATCCATCTTCTGTTTCTGCAACTTTCTTTGGATACTTAATCAACGCATTCAAACTAATTCCCTTATAATTGGGTTTCTCAACCGCTTCACCGTAAATATTTACTTTGACAATATCATTAATAATTTTATATAATATAACTTCAACGTCAACTACATCAACTACAATTTCTCTATTGATGTGTTGAAAAAAATCGAAGTCTCTAGGAGTGACGAATCGTGGCATATTATCCGATGTATATTAAGTTTGGCACATGCAAAAAGATGCTTTGCATAGCTTGAGCATTTTCCATTTGTTTTTTATACTGTGCCTGTTGACCAGTTTGTTCTAATGTTTCCCGAATTTCTTTAACAAGTGCTTCTTTTTCTTGCGCGGCTTCTCTACGCAACGTTTCTCCATCCAAACGAATTGTTGAATCTGGAATTGGGATTTCTTCATATTTAGAGCGAATTATCCCCAATAATTCTTTTGCTAATGCGAGTGTATAACGATATACCCACAGGCGTCCAATACTATTAATATTTCTATATTGAATATTATCATAAGGAATATTAGAAAAATCTGATACTACGGAATTTTCTGATCCCGATTGCAATAATGCAGATCCATTAGATTTATCATCAACGACTAAATAATCAAAAAATATAATAGCATCGGCTTTGAAAATGGGTGCGAATTTAACTACATTGTTCGATACACTAAAACTATATTGACTTTTACGAATCATGTCATTAATTTCAATCGCTTGAATTCGGAGAAGATCTTCATACGCTGGCATCATAACGAAAGTCACTGGTGGTGAGTATCCATCAAATCCGAACTCACTCATAAGATTTGTAAGTCCAAGTCCAGTTGTAGCAAACGGATCATAATATCTTGCAATTGCTGGTGGCATGTAATGATAAATTCTTCGGATTTCAATTGCCGATCCACTTTCATGTACGTCAGCCCACAATGTTTTTAAATCATATGATTGTTGATACGCTGACGCACTAATATATCCGCGTTTTATTTCTACATTACCACCACTTTCTGCTTCCGTGCCATACTGTGCAGACAGCTTAATTATTTGCGGTAGCGCCGACCCAGCAATATTTCTCTGCGTGATATTTGTACTTGTACTCATCCCTTGCGCGATCATCATGTATTCACGCGCATTAAATTGATTTACTTGATTACTGTATGTGGTGATTGCTTCTTCTAAACAGGCATAAATTTGTTTATGCGTTAATTCCACAT